GGCCTTAGCAGCGCAACAAAAAGCAGCAGAAGATGCAATCAAGGCTGCAGCAGAAGCAGAGCGAGTTGCTGCACAAAGAGAATCAGTCGGTAAGATTGTAGCAGATAGATTTGCTAAGTTTGGTCTTGCAACTCTTGGTGCTAAGATTCTTGACCTTGCTCGTCAAGGATATACAGAAGATACTATTACCTTAGAACTACAAAATACTCCAGAGTATCAGCAACGATTTGCTGCTAATGCCCAGCGTATTAAGAAGGGACTTAGTGTCCTTACTCCTGCAGAGTATCTATCTAATGAAGATGCATATCGTCAAACACTTAGAGCATATGGATTAACTCAGTTTGACAATGATGCATATGTGAGACAGTTCATTGAGAATGATGTATCTCCGTCAGAGTTATCAACTCGTGTATCTATGGCAGTTCAGAGAGTTCAGAACGCTGACCCTGCAATTGCTAGAACACTTAAAGACTATTATGGAATTGGCTCAGCCGACATGGTTGCCTATGTTCTTGACCCTAATCAGCAATTACCTAAGATTCAACGTCAGATTGCAGCAGCCGAAATTGGCGTAGCCGCAAGAGTACAAGGACTTGAGACTGGTGTTTCTGTAGCAGAACAACTAGCAGCACAAGGAATCACACAAGCCGAAGCACAAAAAGGATATGCAACAATTGCAGATATCCTACCTACCGCACAGAAGTTAAGCGAAATCTACGGAACAACACTTCCTGGATATAACCAAGCAGAGGCAGAACAAGAAGTATTTAATACTCTAGCCTCAGCGCAACGTAAACGTAAAGCACTTACTGAAAGAGAGATTGCATCATTCTCTGGTAAGTCTGGAACTACGAAAGCATCGCTACTTAGCACAACAGGCGGACAATACTAGAATCCTGACATTGACCTATCGGCCCAATGCAGCGTATAAGACCGACAGTAGGAGCCAGCCAGTTTCCCCGAACTGAACTGTGGCCTGCGACTAACAACGAATAGAAGGGTGGTAGTTGCTATGAGCAACAATTACTGGGAAGACGAAGACGAAGACCTAGATACTGACCAAGGTTTCTCTGGTGATGGAAGTGACTTGATTAAAAAGTTACGGAAAGCAAAGAGAGCCGATGAGAAGCGTATTAAGGAACTCACTGAGCAACTTGAGGGATTATCCAAGGTGCAGCGTGAGCGAACCGTCAAAGAAGTCCTGGAAAAGAAAGGCGTAAACGCTAAGGCTGCACGCTTAATTCTTAAGGATATCGATGATGTTAACGAGGAGACAGTTTCTAACTGGCTCGATGATAATGCAGATTTATTCGGAATTAAAGTACAGCAAGATGAATCCAATATGCCAGAACAAGACCGTGCTGCTCTAAGACAGCAGGATGTTCTGACACAGGCCGCGTTTACTCCAGACAGAATGGAAGAACTTAACTCAAGAATTGACAATGCAGATTCTATGGATGCATTGTTAGATGTTCTTCGTTCACAACAATCATCATAGTTTCTAGTCACTGGAGGTGACGAATGGCATATGTATCAACAGCCTCTGACAATCTCGGAGGAACCGCTGGTGGTGCTGGTCTAGTACAGAAGGCGTATGACCGTCTTCTAGAATTCGCTCTCCGCTCTGAACCACTAATTCGTTCAGTCGCAGATAAGCGCCCAGCCCGTCAAGCAATCCCTGGCTCAACCGTTGTTCTACAACGTTATGTTGACCTTTCAGCAGCAACAACTGCTCTAACAGAAACAACTGACCCAGATGCAGTAGCAATGTCAACACCAACATCAGTAACCATTACTCTTAACGAGTACGGTAACTCAGTGTTGGTAACACGTGCATTAGAGTTATTCTCTCTTGCAGATGTTGACCCTGCAATTGCAAACATCATCGCATTTAACCTAGCAGATTCTATTGACTCCGTAGCAATGACAACATTGCGTGGCGGTTCAAACGTAATCTACTCAGGTTCAACTGCAACTTCAACAGCAACAGTTACTGCTGCTGCTACACTTTCATCTGCAAACCTACGCAAGGCAGTAGCAAAATTACGTGCTAACAAGTCTATTGCTCGCAAGGGTAGCCTATACTGGTGTGGTATCCACCCAGAAGTTTCACACGACCTTCGTGCTGAGACAGGTTCTGCAGGATGGTTACTCCCTAACCAATACGGCTCTGCACAAGACCGTATCTGGGCAGGAGAAATTGGAACATACGAAGGTGCATACTTCGTAGAGTCCTCACGTCTGTACAACGCAACAGATGGTTCTTCATCTGCACGTGTTTATCGTACAATCCTTGCTGGACAGCAAGCATTGGCCGAGGCCGTAGCAGAAGAGCCACATGTAGTTATCGGACCAGTAGTTGACCGCTTGATGCGTCACCGCCCAATGGGTTGGTACGGCGTACTAGGTTTTGCTCGCTACCGCGAAGAGGCACTATACCGAATCGAATCAGGTTCATCAATCGCTTAGTTGATTGACGGTAGGGCTAGGGGAAACCCTAGCCTTACAGTAAGTTCATTAAGGAGAATAATGGCAGATTACACATTTACAACACCAGTTGTACAAGAAGCACCTATCGGTAAGCATAGACTATTTTACTTCTATAAACTTAATAAGGGTGTTAGTATTGCCAAGAGCGGTGCTACCTATTCTAAAGTAAGATTTCCACTAGACGAAGATATAGCAAACTATGATGAATTCTATATTGGTGGCCATGAACATATAGTAGATGATACTACCAAGGCTGCACTAATATCATCTGGTTTAGGAATAACTGAGGCTAATTTCACAGCAGCGTAAGGGACGAGTATGGCATATCACTGGCAAGACCATCCAACAGAAGTTGAAGGATGTTTCGGATGCAAGGTAATGAATTTACAAGTAAATGCAGGAGATGCTAAAAGAGATATTCCAGATAAAAAATGGAATGCTGAACTTCAGGCTTATAGAGATGCAAGAGCACAAGGTATACAGCCAGCAGGAACAACTATGCGTCACGTAGAAGAAGCGCATAAAGCATCAGAGATTTTAGGCAAAGCGTATAATGCGGACACTATGCCTAAAACGAAAGACATAACACCAAAAGCCGCAGCCGTAATGAAAGAGATAGGACAAATCTAATGCCAAAAGTAGGAAAGATGGAATTCCCATACACAGCAAAAGGTAAGGCTATGGCTAAGAAAGCAGCCAAGAAGTCAGCCAAGAAAATGGTTGTGAAGAAAATGGGTAAGAAGAAGTAATGTCATCTAGTGGTAGTCACAAGCGCCACGATGGTTTTAATCCAGTTCAAATTAAGAATGGTCTAGTGGTTCGGTTGAACAAGAACGGAACCATTAGGTCAGTCTTAGGAAAGTATGGGGAATATGGAAAGCAAAAGGGACCCAAGGCTCTCTAGAGCAGGAGTATCTGGTTTTAATAAGCCAAAGCGTACCCCTAAGCATCCTACTAAGTCACACGTAGTTGTGGCTAAAGAGGGAAGCCAAGTAAAAACAATTCGATTTGGTCAGCAAGGTGTCACTGGAGACAGACAACCTACAGCAAGACAAAAATCTTTTAAAGCACGTCATAGAAAGAATATTGCTAAAGGTAAAATGTCTGCAGCATATTGGGCGGATAAAGTAAAATGGTAGCAAAGAAAAAGACTAAGTCTAAAGTTAATGCTGCTGGCAATTACACTAAGCCTGAGATGAGGGCTAAGTTGTTTAAGAAGATTAAGGCTGGTTCTAAGGGTGGAGACCCTGGAGAATGGTCAGCCCGTAAAGCACAACTACTTGCTGTTCAATACAAGAAGGCTGGCGGAGGTTATAGATAATGGCATTAGCCAAATCTCAAAAGTCTTTAAAAGACTGGACTAAGCAAAAGTGGACAACCTCTGATGGCAAGCCATCTAAGGGCAAGAAAAGATATTTACCTGAGAAAGCATGGGCAGCGCTAAGCCCTGCTGAAAAAGCCGCAACCAATAAGGCTAAGGCTGCAGGTAATGCTAAAGGTAAGCAGTTTGTTAAGCAACCTAAATCAATAGCCAAAAAAGCAGCAAAGTACAGATAGGGACATAGGGGACTATGAGTAAAAAAGATTCTATTGCACTAGTATGGTGCGACAATGGAATGGTAGACGGCAAGTTTATGCAAGGCGTAACAGATGTAATGTTAAAGTCTGGCGTAGAGTTTGCTACATCATTAAGAAGTCAGGGCAACCAGATTGCTAGACAAAGACAGACAGTAATTGATTACTGGTATGACAAGACTGATTATGAGTGGCTACTATGGGTAGACTCAGATGTAGTTATCAGTCCAGAAAAATTTAGATTATTATGGGATAATAAAGATGCTGAGAAGCGTCCCATTATTACTGGAATATATTTTACTACAGATAATCCAGAAGAACCATTAATGATTCCAATGCCTACAATCTTTAACTTTATAGTTGGAGATGAAGGTGGCTTTGGTTTAACAAGAGTTCACCCAATGCCAGTAAATCAACTGATTAAAGTTGATGCAGCAGGTATGGGATTCGTCTTAATGCACCGCAGTATCGTGCCTAAAGTACGTGAAGCATCTGTTGATAATCAAATCTTTATGGAGATGGGTAGAGGAACTAAGTTCATAGGTGAGGATATATTCTTCTTTGCCCTATGTGATAAGGCTGAGATTCCATTATATGCCCATACTGGAGCATTAGCCCCACATATGAAGCGGTTCTCGTTTGATGAGCATTACTATCAAGCATTCTTTGGTAAGCCTAAAGAAGAGCCTAAATCAAAATTAATCACACCCGATAAGAAAATCATTACACCTAGATAGGACAAGATATGCCAACAGGTAACGCAGGTAGCACTCTATGTGCTGAACTAAATCGTCTAGCCAATGGTGGGACTTACCCTGCAAGAACAGCATTTAAAGATGAACAAGGTGCTGCTAATGCCTGGGCAGGAACCTCTGGGCTTGGAATAATTGGAGCACTAAATAATAAAGCAAGTGCTGGTAGAGCACCTTCTGCGTATAAAGACATAATTGGTATTTGTAATGAACTTGCTGGAACTACTGGCAAATCCGCAATTGATGCACTAAGGAGCATAGCCTCTTGACAACCACACTATCTAATCTTATTGATGAAGTTCTAATTAACCTTGCTGGTTATACATACCAACAGGAACGAACTACATATCTTAGAACTGCAGTATCTACTACAACGTCATCATCAACCTCTCCTACAGTTCTAAACCTAGGCTCAACTGAATCCGTCGGTAAAGGTGTTGTTGAAATTGATGAAGAGTTGATGTGGATTGATACATTTGACCGTGTTGCCAATACTGCTACCGTCTCTCCTTACGGCAGAGGATACCTAGGTACTACTGCTGCCACACATGCTGCAGATTCTAAAGTAGCAATCTCCCCAGTATTTCCACGTAACTCAGTTAAAAAAGCAATCAACGATACAGTTCGTTCTACTGGCTCTTCTATGTTTGCAGTTAAAAGTATGACATTTACTTATGAAGCACCAGTAACAACCTATAATATTTACGACGGATACGTTATCTCAAATGTTCTAAGCATTATGTGGCAATCCATTGGTCCATCTGAAGAGTGGATTCCAGTCCGTAGATGGTCTTGGGATTCCAAAGCAGACTCTACTGCATTTGCTGCTAATGCACAAACAATTACTATTGGTGATTATATCACACCTGGAAGAAAAGTCAAAGTAATCTATGCAACTGATGCAGAAGCATTCACTTCTAATTCGCAGGACTTTGCTACACAAACTGGTTTACCAGAATCATGTAAGGATGTCATAATCCTTGGGGCCGCATATCGTTTGCTAACATATCTAGACCCTGCTCGTGCTGCTCAAATCAGCCCACAAGCAGACGAGACAGATAGCAAGCGTCCATTTGGTGCGTCGAATACTGCTACCAAGCAACTGTATGCTTTGTATACACAACGCTTGAAAGAAGAAACTTCTCGCCAACAAAATCAATATCCAATCCGCGTCCACTACAGCCGATAGGGAACTAAATGACAATACGCAAATACTCCTCTCGTTCTCAACAAACGACACTAGCATCAGCACTTACATCAGGCGATTCAACGATGACTGTAATTTCTGGTTCACAACTAATGGGTGGAAAGACACCTACCTCAACTGAGACATACACAGTTGTTATTGACCCAGATACAGCCAATGAAGAAATTGTAGATATAAGTAATTACTCTTCTGGTAATACTCTTACTATCACTCGTGGACGAGATGGCTCGACGGCTGTAGCCCACTCCGCTGGTGCAGCAGTACGCCATATGATTATTGGTCGAGACCTACAAGAGGCTAATGACCACATCGAAAATACTACAACAGCGCATGGTATCACTCTTGCTAACGTCGTAAAGACTACTGATACTGGGGTAGTGACCAGTACAATGATTCTTGACGGCACAATAGTAAATGCTGATATCAACTCTAGCGCTGCTATCGCAGCAACAAAAATTTCAGGCACAGCAATTACTGCTGCTGACACTGGCACAGTAACCAACACAATGCTTGCTGGCTCTATAGCACCTGCTAAAATAACAGGCACTGCTATTACAGCAGCCGATACTGGTACTGTAACAAGCACCATGATTGCCGATGGCACTATTGTAAACGCAGACATCAACTCTGCAGCAGCCATTGCATCTACTAAAATTTCAGGTACAGCAGTAACTCAAGGAGATACTGGAACTGTTACCTCAACAATGATTGCGGATTCAACTATTGTCAATGCTGACATTAGTGCATCTGCTGCTATTGACAAGACTAAGATTTCTGGAACTGCAATTACTGCAGCAGATTCAGGCACAGTTACATCTACCATGATTGCAGATGGAACAATTGTTAATGCTGATATTAATGCTTCAGCAGCAATTGCTCTAAGCAAGTTGGCTACAGACCCATTAGCCCGTGCTAATCACACTGGTACACAGACAGCAAGTACGGTCTCAGACTTTGACACACAGGTTCGTACATCTCGCTTAGACCAAATGGCAGTACCAACCGCTACTGTGTCGGTAAATAGTCAGAAGATTACAAATCTTGATACACCAACTGCATCAGCAGATGCGGCAAATAAAGGTTATGTAGATACTCAGATTAACAACCTTATTGATGGTGCTCCATCTACATTAGATACACTTAATGAGATTGCTGCAGCACTTGCTGATACTGCTAACTTCTCAGATACAGTAGTCCTTAAGGCTGGTTCTACAATGACTGGCAACCTAGCAATGGGTACAAACAAGGTTACTGGTCTTGGAACTCCTACGTCTAATACAGATGCAGCAACTAAGGCTTACGCAGATACAATGCTTCCACTAGCAGGTGGCACTATGACTGGTGCTATTGCTATGGGAACCAATAAGATTACAGGATTAGGCACACCAACTGTCAATACAGATGCTGCTACTAAAGCGTATGCTGATGCAATTGGAACTGCAGTTGCTGCTGATGCAGCCTCTGCCGCTGCTAGTGCCGCTGCTGCCGCTGCCTCATATGACTCATTTGATGACCGTTACCTAGGTGCTAAAGCATCTGCTCCAACATTAGATAATGATGGCAATGCTTTGGTAACTGGAGCAATTTATTTTAATACTGCAGCAACTAAGTTTTATGCTTGGAATGGTTCAGCATGGCAAGAACTGACATCTACCATTACAGTATTCCGCTGGAAGAAGACAATGTCTGGTGGAGAAACTACACTATCTGGAACCGATGATAATTCAATATCATTATCTTACACAGCAGGGTCGGAAGAAGTATTCCTTAATGGTGTAAAACTTGTTCGTGGTGATGACTATACAGCAAGCACTGGTACAACAATAACTGGATTATCTCCAGCCCTTGCTGCAAGCGATGTTGTAGAAGTATTCTCATCTACGGCATTCAATGTATCCAATGCCTTGACGGTAACAGTAATTGATGCAAAGGGCGACTTACTTGTAGGAACTGCAAGTGATACGGTTGGAAGACTAGCGGTTGGAACTGACGGTCATTATTTAGTTGCCGACTCTTCACAAACTAATGGAATTAAATGGGCTTCACTAAATGCGGTATCCACTCTTGATTTAACTATCAATGCGCAAACTGGTACCACATACACATTAGTAAGTGGGGACACAAATAAATTTGTCACCCTAACTAATGCTGGAGCAATAACATTAACCTTGCCTCCTTCAGTATTTACTGCTGGACAACAGATACATATTGCCAGGATGGGTGCTGGTGGGGTAACACTCGCACAAGGTGCTGGAGTAACTATTGTATCTACTGGAGCAACAGCCTCAGCCCCGACACTTAGGGCTCAATATTCAACTGGTACAATTATCTGTACCGCATCTAATACTTTCCTAGTGATTGGAGATATAGCCTAATGAGTCGTGCTAGAACTAATGCAGACAATGTTGCTGGAGACATTTCTGGTATAACAGCGTCTACAGGTTTAAGCGGCGGTGGTACGTCTGGTACAGTATCTGTATCTATTGATACAGCAGTTACTACAGATTTATCTACTGCTCAAACCTTAACAAATAAAACTTTAACAAGTCCTATTATTTCTACTATTAGTAATACTGGAACTTTAACACTACCTACTACTACTGGAACAGTGGCCCTTACAAGCGATATTACGGTAACTGATTCGAGCACAACTACTTTAACCAATAAGACATTAACTGACCCTAAGATTAATCTAGCGGTTAATGCTCAAACTGGTACCACCTATACATTTGTATTGGCTGACAATGGTAAGTTTGTAACTGCGTCAAACGCTTCTGCAATTACAGTAACAATTCCACCAGCATCTTCAGTAGCATATGCTACTGGTGCTCAACTTAATATTATTCAGAAAGGTGCAGGACAGGTTACTTTTGCTGCTGGTTCTGGTGTAACAATTAGAAGCACAGGAGCAACCGCTGCTGCGCCTAAACTTAGAGCACAATATTCATCTGCAACTGCCATTTATGAAGGTTCAGATGTATGGTATGTGATAGGAGATATCGCCTAATGCCAATACTAGGAATTATTGCATCTAGTCGCCCAAGTGCTTCTATAGTTACATCAATTAGTTATCTATCTGTTGGCGCAGGTGGTGGTGGTGGTGGTCTCGGTGGTGGTGGTGGTGCAGGAGAATTAGATTTATTTACGACAACTAGCGTATCTCCAGATACAAGTTATACAATTACAATTGGCGCTGGAGGTGCAGGTTCTAATGTAGATTCATACATGTCTGGAACTAGTGGCGGAACAACTACTTTTGCATCTTTTGCAACATCGCTTGGTGGAGGTTTTGGTGGCGGGTATATTGAAGGTGTCGGCATCGTTGGCGGCACAGGCGGTTCAGGTGGCGGTAGTTCCAAGTACGCCGTAGCAAGTTCTGCATCAGGTTCAAACACAAACGTCGGCGGTGCGGGTTCAAACGTTGGTGGTGGCGGTTCTGGTGTTTCAGGTGGTGCTGGTGGCGGTGGTGCTACTAGCGCAGGAAGTAATGGCGTAGCGGTAGCAAGTACATCTGCTACAGGTGGTAATGGTGGTGCTGGCTATACCCTAACAACAGCAGACTCAAATCTTACATCAGGAAACTTTAATTCTTTTTCAGGTATGACAGTTATTGCTTCTGGCGGTGGTGGTTCTGCTTTCACAGTAGATGCTGCAAGTCCAGGCACATTCACAGTAGGAACAGGTGGAACAGGAGCAGGTTCAGGTGCTGGTAATCGTCAAGCAACAGGAACTCCTATAGCGGCAACTAACGCTACTTCTTATGGTTCAGGTGGTGGTGCAGGTACAGGTAGTCAAAAATCAACAGGCGGTTATGGCGGACTTGTTGTTGTTAAATATACAGGTGCGTTAGCAGCATCAGGTGGAAATGAAATAAAAACTATTGGCGGAACAACTTATCATATTTTCCACAGTAGCGGAGCATTTAATACAACTCCATCTTATGTTGCTAAAGCAACAGGTGGAAAAGTAAATACAGACGGAACTTATTGGTATCACACATTTACGGGTTCAGGAACTTTTACACCTAAGCAATCTTTAACTGCAGATTACATTGTTGTTGCAGGAGGTGGCTCTGCTGGAGCCA